AACGTGCACACTATACAATTACCAAACACTTTAACGGCTACTTCATTTACAAACCCTTCTTTCCCTTTTTCGATGGTTGCTTATTCAGCAGGAAGCACAACAAATGTAGGAGTTAGCGTTGGTTCAATGGCAGGATTTATTGAAGGGCATAAGGCTTTGCATGGCGGTAGGTTTACGTACTTCAATGCTTTAACGACAGTAGGTGCTACAAACCTACAAGCGTTGTTTACAATTATGAATACTCGCTATTATAATGGGAAAGCAAATCAATCGGTAATTAATTTACTTAATGCATCGGGGGCATTGAAGCATACTTCACCTTGTATCTACTATTTGATTAAGAATGGTACTTTAGCAGGTAATCCAAACTTTCAAGCAATGTCAACAATATCTGCCTCTGTATATGATACGGCAGCGACTACGGTAACTTATGCAACAGGCGACCAACTAATGGCAACTTTTCATTTAGGAGATACTGGAGATTTTGACCACCACTTTGGGAATGGCGATTACAATATGGAGGAATTAACATTACAACCTGGAGAGTGGGTAACGTTAGCAGCGAAAGCCGTAACGGGGACACCTGCTTATGTAACTGGAACTATTAACACAAGGGAAGATCAGTAAAAAGATAACAAAAATAAAATATTTAGTTAAATAGGTAAATATATATTTATGGACTTAAAAGAAAACATTAATTCATTACTTAAAGCGGTAGGACTTAAAGCCGTTGAAGTAAAACTTGAACAGATGTTACTTGATGATGGGGTAACAACTTTAGAAGCAGATTCATTTGAAGCAGGTCAATCTGTTAACATCGTAACTAATGACGAGCAGCTAATCCCTGTTCCTGTTGGTGAGTTCACTTTGGAGGACGGACGCGTTTTGGTAGTAACTGAAGAGGGCGTTATCGCAGAGGTTAAAGAGGTAACTGAAGAGACTGAAGAATCACCTATGCCTGCTGAAGCACCTGTAGCTGCATCGGAAACTGCACCTGCTACTCCGAAAGTGATTACTGAAAGCATCGTTAAAGAAATGAAGTTTTCTAAAGAAGAAGAAATGATTGCTTTGATTACTGAATTGAAAGCTGAAATTGAATTACTTAAACAACCAAAAGTTGAAGAGGTAGATTTGAGTTCACAAGAACCAGCAGCAGAACCAATCAAACACAATCCCGAGAATGTAACAGAACTTTCAAAGGTAGACACAAAGAGCCTTACAAGAAAAGGACGTTTAACAGAATTTTTAAATAACAAATAATTAAATTAAAGAATGGCAACAACAGTTTCAGTATCCAGCAACTATGCTGGTAAAGTAGCAGGAGAAATCATTGGAAATGCATTTAAAGAAGCAGATACTATCTCTCGTGGATTGGTAACAGTTCTTCCTGATGTAGACTTCCAAATTTCCCTTAGAAAAATTCAGTACGCAGACGGACGTACTAACTACGCTTGTGGGTTTACTCCAACAGGTACGGTAACTTTGAGTGAAGTATTGCTTACACCAAAGAAAATTAAAAACGAGCAAGAAATCTGTAAAGAAGATTTACGTCAGATTTGGAGTTCAGCGACTATGGGATTCTCTGCTCACAACGATTCAATGCCGAAAGATGTTGAAGCTGCTTTGTTAGCTGAAATCTTAGCTGATACTGCTGAAGCGGTAGATTCTGAAATTTGGACAGGTCTTGCTGCAACTTCGGGTTCAATCGGTGGATTCATTGAGCAATTTGATGCAGATGCAACTGTAATTAAAGCTAACAACGGGATTACTCCTGCTGCTGCTGCGGTTACTAAGTCTAACGTAATTGCTGAGATTGAGAAAGTATTGAACGCTATCCCTGTGGCACTTCGTAGAAAAACTGACCTTGTGTTCGGTATCTCTGCTAACGTTGCTTTGGCTTACACTCAAGCGTTGGTTTCTGCTGGTATCTCTAATGGTCTTGGTGGTGGTGACATGACTTTGCAGTATGGTTCATACAAAATGGAAATCATCAACGGATTGCCTGATAACACTTTCGTAGTTTACCAAAAGAAAAACCTTTACTTCGGTACAGGACTTTTAGCTGACCATAACGAAGTTCGTTTGAAAGACATGGATGATACAGATTTGTCAGGAATGGTACGTTACAAAATGGTTTACTCAGGTGATACAGCTTATGTGAACGGAGACGAGATCGTTTGGTATCTAACAACTGAAGCGGTATCTTAATCTATACCTAATTAAAAAACAACGGGGAGGTTAGTGATTACTTTCCTCCCTTTTTTATAACATTAAAAATTTAGAATTATGCCATGTGATATTTCGGCGGGACGAGTGGTCTCATGCAAGGATGCAACTGGGGGGTTAGATTGGGTCGCTTTCATCAACGGAAGTGATTTAGATTACGCTAACATTACTTTCGATGCAACAAACACAGATGTTATTGAGAGCGTAACGGGTGCACCTAATGCCTTTAAATGGGATTTAAGAGGTGCTTCTGATTTTACTCAAAACATCGTAACAAACAAAGATAATGGTACTACTCACTTTGAGCAAGTACTGAATTTGACGTTCACTAAACAAGACGTTGCAACACACAAACAAATCAAACTATTGGCTTGGGGTAATCCTAAAGTTATCGTTAAAGATAACAACGGAAACTTCTTCCTTGCTGGTGCTGAATTTGGAATGGACGTAACGGGAGGAACTATTGCGAGTGGGAACGCATTTGGTGACCTAAGTGGTTACACTTTGACGCTTAGCGGTATGGAAAGAGTACCTGCTAACTTCTTCGAGGCAACAACTGAGGCAGGTTTAGGAACAGCGGGAATTACAATCGTTGAAACAGTAGTATCTTAATATTATGAGTAAGACAGCAAACATTACAGAGTTTTTAAACTCACGGAAAGTAGAATTAGCATCTGAGGCTGTTGAACTTGGTGTTGTTGATGTTATAACAAGCTATAAGAAAAATGCATTAGCAGACGTTTCTAAGATTGTTAAAGATGTCGCAAGCGTTAAATCGTCTGTTGATAAGTTAAAATCTTCTTACGGCTTTTGGAGTAATAATCTTAAATTAGCGGATATTAGAACAAAGCAGATTTACGACCAAGTATCTCAATTTGAAAAATTAGCTAAAGAATTAGGTATTGACCCAAAAAATCAACAAGCATATAAGGATGCGATGGATGCTATTGATAGATACTCAGAGGTTAGTGATAACATCAAAGAGATGCAGTCATTAATTGCAAGTATCGGTAAGTAACAACTACTAAACTAACTTAAGAGGGTAGCCGATTGGTTACCCTTTTTTATTAAACAAATATTTTACAAAAGGTTATATAAGTAATGATTATATTGCCAACATCGAATCAGTCTTTTTATATTATCCCTCGTTCATACGTTGCGGATAGTATGACGTTAACTAATGAGTTGACAGGCGAGATAGACACTTATTCTATTACACCAAAATAAAAATTATGTGTTGGTAGACTTCCTGACGCTTTAGTTTGATTATTTCTTTTAACACCACGAATCCAACCATTAATAGTATTTGCGTCTATTCTATTGGCTATATGAAGACCCTTTGAATCTGAAGTCGCATAAGAACCAGCAACAACACTACCACTATTTACCCATGTGTAAAAAGTACCACCGTTTCTTAAAGCCATGGCACAATAGTCAGGAGATGTTTCAACACCTATCCAAACATTTCCGTCTGCGTTAGTTCTTGAGTAAAGACCGAAAGCCGTGCTATTCAATGACAATACCGAACTTGGTGCTAAGTAAGTGTTTGCGTATGCATTGCTTCCGTTTGGTAAAGCACCCGTACTTGAGTGCGTCCAACCTCCATTAAACCCAAGTCTGAAAGCAGCATCCAAATCCCTTGGGTCTTTAAGATTCCATTTGTGAGTACTTGCTGAACCACCAACGAACGGATAAACCGCTTTCATCTTCGTCCAAATACTCGCAGCTTTCAAGTCAACTACCAACTGATTAACCGCACTCTGTTGTGTAGGGTCTGTAATTGAAGCAGCTGTTATGAACGCTTGAGCGTCAGCATCAAACGAGACACCGCCAATAGTTCTGAATGTATTGCTAAATCCGTAGCCGTACATATCACAGAATTAAAGCAACCTCGCCGCTTGTTAATGTAATAGCCGTGAATGATCCTGCACCTTTAGGTGAAATCAAAGCACCAGCAGGAACAGCACTCGCAGCCGTTGAAATGTAATCAGCTTTGTCGTTAGAGTTAGCGTCATTCAATACTGAAAATACAGTATCTGTTAAAGTGTAAACCCCTTGACATACCCCTGTCCAAGCAGAAGTATCGTTTATAATGTAAGTTCCGTTATCGGCAACTAATTTTCCTGTGTGTGTACTCATATCTATTTAACTTTTTTAAAATTATTTGTTTAACATATTGTCATTTGATTAGGGGTAATAACGTCGAACGTTGCTACCCATCCAGCTAAGTTATTTTCAAACCTTTCTGTAAATGGCTCACAAGTTACGTTTCCGTCAAGCATCCATAAATCTTTCATTAAATCACCTCTTCTTAACGCTTCGCAAAGTCTATTAATTACCGCTAACTGCGTATTCAAAACATCTTGTTCGTTATCGTTTCCTATAAACTTAGATGCATTTTCTTCCTTAGAAATATCTAATATATCCATAGCGAAAACAGAGATGTTAAAACGCCATGTAGCACCCTCAAGACTTGCTTGATTTACTACAATGTGAGATAAAGGAAATAACGTTTGTTTATTTAGGTCAATATCGAATATATCACCATAAGTAACGCTCGTTACAACTGGATCAACTTCTAATTGAGTTTTTATCTCGCCTATTACGTTATAAAATACTTGCATTACTTCTTATCTTTATCTTCTAACTTAGCCAAAAACACTTTTAGCTTAATAATATTCTCTTCCTTTGGTTTGTAGTTTTTCAAAAGTACCATCCATTAAATGAGTTATCTTTACTTGGGAAAGTGTCACCCGTTTCGTTGCTTGTGTATTCTGTGAACAAAGTGTAATTAACACACATATACTTCAAGAATCTATCAACGTACTTAGCCGCTATCTTTCTATGCTTTTCTATTAAATCATCTATCTCTTCCTTTGTAGCAAGTTCTGCGTTTTCGCTTGTGTGTTTATAAACCCCCTTGTTTGCAATAGTGATAGATAACTGAGGTAAAAGTTCAACTATTGTAAAGTGAATAGTCATCTTCTTAACATGGTTATTTACTAAGTCTAAGTAATCACCACTTAAAGAGTTGTTCAGAATATCAGTTGATATTTTATTAAACAAATCAGAGCCTAAATAATTCTCGATATGAATATCTTGGGCTATAGCTATCCATTGCTTAATTTTGTCATTATCTACGTTTCCGTTAATTGCAGAATAACGCTTGATGTCCTCGTGTGATATGAATAAAGCTGTTGCCATTACTTAAATCTTTTATTAGTTGGTAAAAACCCTTCGTATGGCATATCTTTAGGGGCTGTATATACCCTTTGATCGTTAACCGCTTTACCATTCTTATCTTTGTCAGTTAGAGGAACGATTTCTCCAGCTTTACGAACCTCAGCAGGCGTATACTTTCTTGCTAAAGGTGAGTTAGCATCTGATTTCTTAAGATATGTTTCACGCACCCAATAATGACCACAAGCACCACCGCCTTTATAAAGCCAAATAGAATAAGTATCTGCTCCTTCAGGACCCCATCCTTCGTTAACTACTTGTGAACCCATTTGAATAATGTCCTCTTTACGATAAACCTTATTCTGTTGAATCATTTTCTTACAGAAATCCCTTGAATTGTCTTTAATCTCTCCAGTGTATCTGTAACGGGATTTGAATATGTTCCCGTCTTGCTCACTTGCTATATTCGGTCTTGCTGTGCCAGTGCTTACAAATGACCAAATCTTAGATAGTAAAGATGGTTTAATGCTATTTAGTTCGTTTATGTACGCGTCCTCTTGTTCCTCAAGTTCGTAATTAACCTTTTGAGAATCTATCAAAACCCATCCGTCCAAATCATCATCAGCATATTTAGCTAAAGCATCAAATATTTGTTCGTCTTTAGTCTTTTGTGAACTCATAGCAACATCTTTAGCCTGTTGTATCGCTTCTAAATCCTCTAGTAGGTTCAATCTCTTAAAGTACAAATCAAGTTTAATTCCATTAAACGCAAAGATTTGATCTAAAGCGTCTATAATTAACTCTTGAAAAGGTACGATAACAGTATTATGAAAGTATTTAGCGGCTACATCTATCTCATCAGCGTTAGAACTAAAGCCTTGACCATCGGGTGAAATACCCACAAGCATAGGAGACGTTACATTGTGTCCTACTAAAATCTTGTTTCTGCTTTCGTTAGATAGGTATTCGTAATGTTGAGGTGCATCATTCAATGCAATAGGTTCTACTGTTGTTGCAAGTTCTTTGTTATCGTTAAAGCTAACTACTACTTTCTTACCTGCCGAACCTGTAAGTTTATTCATTACGTTATTAGCAGTCTGTTTTCTTTGCTCTTCCGTACTTTGACCATTATTAAAGTTAACAATCATTGTAGGTGAAAACGAATTTTGTGTTTCGTTTATTAGGTAAGTAGCTATTTCTTCCTCTAATACGCAATAATCCAAAGCACCTTGATAATCTACTTCGTGAAAGTATTTCATCCCTACCGAGTAGTTACCGCAAACCATAATCTCAATAGAAGCGTTAGACGTTCCGAAACATGGGATCCTTTGTGGTACATATTCTCTTGTCTTCTCCCAATTATCGGAATAATAGTACGCATTGATATTGCCTTTACTATCGCATTTCTCAGGTCTTGTAAGGTGAACAGGT